AAATCTTCGGCGGAACCTCTTTCGAGGCGATCAGGACCGCCGCTGTCTCCCGCATGGAGGGGTGCTGCCGAAGCAACACGCCTGTAATATACCACCGAAATCAATAAATACCAAGGAGCATTATGTATAAAACATCGGAATGGGTGTCCACCGGGCATCCGGACAAACTCGCGGACTTTATCTCCTCGTTCATTCTCGACCGCTACATTGAACGCGACCCGCATACACGTTATGCGCTGGAAGTCCAGATCAAGGACAACTTCGTGACACTGGGCGGGGAAATCACCAGCCGGGCGGATTTCTCGCCGGAGGACATCGCAGCATTCGTCAAAGCGGCGGTCAATCAGGTCGGCTATACCACTGCCTACCAGAAACGCTTCGGGAAAGAGAACATCATCTGCGGCGATGATCTGATCGTCACGCAACACATCGGGCGGCAGTCCCCGGACATTGCACAGGGCGTGGATGCGGACGGCTGGGGAGATCAGGGCATCTTCTGGGGCATGGCGGTCAACTCGCCGGAAACACAGTTTATGCCGAAAGACTGGTGGCTGGCACGGAAAATCGGCAAGCACCTGTTCGACACCCGGTATGCCGGACTGGATATCAAAACGCAGGTCACTCTCCGGGATGGCAAGATCGATGAAATCGTGGTTGCCGTCCCGATGACGGAGAAACACTTCGACTATGATGTCGCCAATGCGGTTCAGTTCTGCTGCGACGGGAGCCGGGACTACAAGCTGATCGTCAACGGCACGGGCCGGTATCTGAAGCACGGTCCGGTGGGGGACTGCGGCACGACCGGCCGCAAACTGGCCGTGGACTTCTACGGCGGGAACTGCCGCATTGGAGGCGGTTCACCGTGGACCAAGGACGGAACAAAAGCCGATTTGAGCCTGAATCTTCTAGCACGGGCAAGAGCGCTTTCTTTCATCGAACATCATCCGGGCTGCTCGGAAGTGTTCTGCGCAATCTCCTGCCGCATCGGGAGTCCGCTGATTCTAGTGGTGTTCACCGACCGGCAGGGAAAAGAACTGCTTTCCTACCGGGAAGAGGTCAAGCCGGCCGAACTTATCCGCGACTTTCGTCTTGACCAGCCGCGCTTCGCGGCGATGTGCAGGGACGGACTGTTCACATGATTACCGCATTCACCTGGGCAATCACGATTCTGAGTCTGACCGGAACAGCACTGAATGTCCGGAAGAACATCTGGTGCTTCTATCTCTGGGCAGTGGGAAACATCGCGTGGCTGGGTTTCGATCTGTGGTCGGGACTTTACAGCCGGGCGGTATTGGACGCTGTGCATCTGGCCTTCGCCGTCTGGGGTGCAATTGCGTGGAGACGAAAAAGCCCCTCGGCGTGAGGGGCTGATGCCGGATGGCTTATTTTTCCGGGGCGTATTCGAACGATCCCTTGCGGGTTTCGCTCTTCTTGAACCGAGGTTTTTCCGTGGTCTTGATTTCCCGGAAGATGCCGCCGTAGAGCGTCTGCTCCGGGGTCTTGGCTCCGGTCGGAGTCCAGAGCCCCATCTCAATCGCCTTGGCGATGATTTCCTTGCAGTTCATCGGCTTCCGGCAGGCCGCGAGCACCATCGCGGCGGCGGTCAGGAGGGAGATTTTTTTCGGCGGCTTCTGATCTCGCCCGGATTCCGGAGCGGGGTTGACCGCGTGGTCTTCTTCCGGTTTTGCCTCTTCAGCGACGGGTTCCGTTTCGGTTTCCGGCGTGACTTCTTCGGCAGCCGGTTTCGTTTCGGTTTCCGGCGTGACCTCTTCGGCGGTCGGCTCCGCTTCGGTTTCCGGCGTGACTTCTTCGGCAGCCGGTTCCGTTTCGGTTTCCGGCGTGACTTCTTCGGCAGCCGATTCCGTTTCGGTTGTCGGTTTGGTTTCCTCTGCGGCCGGTTCCGTTTCGGTTTCCGGTTTGGTTTCCTCTGCGGCCGGTTCCGTTTCGGTTTCCGGCGTGACCATTTCGGGGGCCGGTTCTTCGATGACCCGCACGATGCGGCAGACCTCGAACTCGCGTCCGGTTTTCTGGCTCTTGACCTTCCAGCCCGTGTCGGTGGCCTCGATGACGATGGCTTCGACTTCGTTGCGTCCGACTTTGACGATGACTTTGGTCCCGGCGATGATCCTGCTTGCGATGCTCATGTTTTACCTCCTTTGTAGGTTGTTGATTTTGAGCGTGTTCCGCTTGACGGGGCATATTTAACCATGACTTCTCGTCTTTATCCAGTCGAATATCGAAAATAGTGGGAAAATAAATGGATAATTCCTTGAAACTCACTGCATTACAGCCCGAAATGCTGGTGAATATTCTGAAACGGGCCGGATCCCGGCTGATTTCCGCCGAATCTATCACAGCGGATTTCGCTGCCGGCGCTCCGAAAAATGAAGACGGCACGGTCAATCTGATCGAATTTGCCGCCTGGCTTGTGAAGGGAGATGACGCGAATGCCGATCAATCCGAGTAATATGCGCGTGGTGGATGTCGCGAGATTATTGAACTCCACCAGCCTGGGATTTGTGCTGCCGCAGGCGCGGCTCTACCGGGATTTCAACCGGGTGGGATTCCGCATCGCGGCGGCCGAGAATACCCGAAACATAAACCTTCTCAAATACATAGCCTGGGCCTATGATGACAAGCATAGTCCGCATGAAAATTCCGGGCCGCGTTCTTATGATGAACGCCGGGAGGCGGAACGGGCACGGCAGGCGGAACAGTCTCTTGTCGGCCGCGACATCGGCGACCTGCCGCAGGTCGTGAACCCGGAACGGAAAAAGGAGTGCGAGCGCAACTTCCAGCTGTTCTGCGAAAGCTATTTCCCGGAGACATTTAAACTTGAATGGTCCCAGGATCATTTGAGGGTGATTGAGAAAATTGAGACTGCGGTCTTGAATGGCGGACTGTTCGCAATGGCACTCCCGCGCGGGGCGGGAAAAACAAGTTTATCCGAGTGCGCCTGTCTATGGGCAATGCTTTACGGACATCGGGAATTTGTCACCCTGATTGGAGCAACGGAGACCGCAGCATTGGAACTGCTGGATTCTCTAAAAACCGAGTTGGAGGTGAACGAGAATCTGTCCGCCGATTTTCCGGAAGTATGTTATCCCATCGAACAGCTTGAAGGGATTGCAAACCGATGCGCCGGACAGCTCTATCATGGCGAGCGCACCCGAATCACCTGGACCAGCAACGAAATCGTGCTGCCGACGATCAAGGACAGCAAAGCGTCCGGCATCATCGTCCGGGTAGCGGGAATAACCGGTCGAGTTCGCGGAATGAAATATAAGCGGGCTGACGGCCGGAGTGTGCGTCCCTCGCTGGTGATCATCGACGACCCACAGACTTCGGAGTCGGCCGGGAGCCTGGAACAGACCCGGAAACGTGTGCGCGTCCTTGCCGGAGACATCCTCGGTCTGGCCGGACCCGGTCAGAAGATTTCCGGGATCATGCCGTGCACAATTATTCGACCCGGCGATATGGCGGATATAATTCTGAATAGAAACACGCACCCGGACTGGAATGGCGAACGGACCAAGATGGTTTACCGATTTCCGAAAAACATGAAACTCTGGGAGGAATATGCCGACATCCGTTCCGAGGCTCTTCGCACGGACGGAAACTTCGATGCCGCCACCGAGTTCTACAAGGCGCACCGGACCGAGATGGACGAGGGCGCGGAAGTCAGCTGGGAGGCGAGATACAATCACGATGAGATTTCGGCACTTCAACACGCCATGAATCTGAAACTGCAGGACGAGACGGCGTTCCAGGCAGAGTATCAGAACGACCCGCTCCCGGAGGACACCGAGGATGACAGCCTCATGTCCGTGGACGAGATCGCCGGGAAAGTGAACGGACTGGCCCACAATCGGGTCCCGCTTACTTGCGACAAGCTCACAATGTTCATCGACGTGCAGAAAGCTTTGCTGTTTTATGTCGTGATTGCGTGGGATGATAACTACACCGGTGCGGTGATCGACTACGGCGCGTGGCCGGATCAGCATCGGCGGCAGTTCTCGCTTGCGGACGCGAACCCGACCATCCAGACCACGTTCCCGAAGGCGGGCTTCGAAGGGGCGCTTTACGCCGCGCTGGACGCGCTGACCAGGGATTACCTCGGACGTGAGTGGGAGCGCGAAGACGGGGCCGTCCTGAAAATCGAAAAGGCGCTCATCGATGCGAACTGGGGTCAGTCTACCGATATTATATATCAGTTCTGCCGTCAGAGCGTCCATGCCGGAGTTCTGCTGCCGTCCCACGGCCGGTATGTCGGCGCGAGCAGCAAGCCGATGACCGAATACCGGAAGCAGCCCGGCGACCGGCTGGGGCTGAACTGGATGATGCCCAACGTCGCTGGGAAGCGGGCTATCCGGCACGTCATCTATGACTCGAACTACTGGAAGAGTTTCATTCACGCCCGGCTCGCGGTTCCGCTCGGCGACAAAAGCTCTCTTTCGCTCTACGGGCGTATCCCAGGCATCCACCAGCTGTTCGCCGAACACCTGACCGCCGAATACCGGGTGAAGACCCAGGGGCGCGGCCGGTGGGTCGATGAATGGAAGCTGAAGCCGGAGCGCAGCGACAACCACTGGTTGGACTGCGCGGCGGGGTGCGCTGTCTGCGCGTCTATGCTTGGCGCAACACTTCCGGAACTCGGCGCGGCCCGACCCGCCCCCAAGGCGAAGATCAAACTCTCCGACCGGCTGACGGGAATGCCCGCAGCTGAGGCGGCTCCACACACGGGCAAACTCAAACTTTCCGAACTCAGAAAGGCAAGAAATGGCTGAAAAAACAGAATATCCGGAGCATCTCCGGCAGGCCGTCGATCTTATCGCCGCAGTTTTGCGAAGAATTCGTGAAAAGGCACTGGATAAGTCGCGGAATGAACGCTTGTATATAGGGTCAGCGAAAGGAGTTGCAAATTGATGGATATCACGGCAGGGTGCGCGGTCTTCGCTTCCATGCCGGGGGTGATGCACCAGAAACTCGGCGCGGTAAGATCCGTGCCAAAACCGAAGATCAAACTTTCCGACCGGCTTAACGCGGCCGCTCAAGAGGCGGCTCCGTGCACCGGCAAACATAAACTTTCCGAACTCAGGAGCAGGAAAAATGGTTGAAAAATTAGAATATCCGGAGCATCTCCGGCAGGCCGTCGATCTTATCGCCGCAGTTTTGCGAAGAATTCGTGAAAAGACACTGGATAAACCGCGGAATGAATGCTTGTATATGGGGACAGCGAAAGGAGTTGCAACCTGATGAATATCAACGATGTTGTCAAACGGCAGATTGATGAGCTGGAAGCCGCGGACATTGTCGCGCTCAAAGCCAAGTTCATGGAACTCTTCGGCTTTGCATGCGGAACGACCAACGCGAAAAATCTGCGAAATCGCCTTGCATATAAAGTGCAGGAATTGTATTTCGGCGGTCTCTCGGCTGAGGACAAGGCCATGCTTGAATCCATTGCCGACAAAGACCCCGCCGCAAATATCAAAATTCCCGGAAGAAAGGCAGTGACCTTTGTGAAAGGAACTCGGCTTTGCCGTGACTGGAAAGGGAAAACCTATGAGGTTCTTGTCTGTCAGGACGGCGGATTTGAATTCGATGGCGAAATCTACCGATCCCTCACGGCGATTGCCGAAAAAATCACCGGGACCCATTGGAACGGGAAAAAATTCTTCGGGGTGAAGTGATGCCGGAAATCGTGAAAAAAAGATGTGCCATTTATACTCGAAAGTCTGTGGAAGATGGGCTTGAGCAGGAATTCAACTCGCTGGACGCTCAGCGGGAGGCGGGGGAAGCATACATCCTGAGCCAGAAGGCCAATGGATGGGTCTGTCTGCCGGAGCATTATGATGACGGCGGGTTCACCGGCGGAAATGTGAATCGCCCCGCCTTGCAGAGGTTGCTGAAGGATTGCGAATCTGGTCTGGTTGACATCATTTTGACCTATAAGATTGACAGATTGAGCAGGAGTATCACTGATTTTGCCGACTTGACAAAAAAATTCGACGAATGGGGCATCCAGTTCGTTTCCGTAACGCAGGAAATCAACACCGCCACGTCCGCAGGACGGATGATGTTAAACATCCTCATCACCTTCGCCCAGTATGAGCGTGAGGTCATTACGGAGCGCGTCAGGGACAAGATGGCCGCGAGCCGCAAAAAAGGCAAGTGGGTTGGCGGGGCGGTCCCAATGGGGTATCGCGTTGATAATAAACATCTTGTAGTCGTTCCGGAAGAAGCTGATATCATCAAAAAAATCTTCCAGCGGTATATTGAGATTCAGTCTCCGAAACTGATCGCAATGGAACTGAACGAACAAGGCATAAAAACCAAACAGGGAAAGACCTGGGACAAAGCCCACGTCTACCGCATTTTGGAAAATCACACATACATTGGAGAAGTGAAATACAGAGACGCGATCTGCAAAGGCGAGCAGGAGGCGATCATTCCTCTTGATCTCTGGAATCGGGCAAAAACCATCCGGGAAAGCGGCACTCCGTGTCCGGACCGCGCGAGACGGCAGGAGACAATTGCGCCGCTGAAGAACATCCTCCGATGTGGTCATTGCGGCGGGGCGATGATGCCGACATATTCGACCAAGAACGGTCGCCGGTATTATTACTATCTATGCTGCAAGGACAGCAAACGCGCAATTTCGGAATGCCCGGTCCGGCAGATCCCGGCCGGGGACATTGAGGAACTGGTGAAAAAGCAGACCCGGAAGATGCTCGGCGATGTTTCACTGGTCATGCAGTTCGCGGAAAAGTCCGGTATGAACCCGATGGAGGTGGTCGAATGTTTTCAGGAAACGTTCTGGAAGGAGATCACGCCCGGCGAATACAATCGGCTGCTGACCTTGCTGATCGAAAAAGCTGTGGTGTGGAACAATAAACTCGAAATCGAATTCAAGACGGCGGGGATCAAATCGCTGATGGAGGGTTTCAAAAATGATTGATGTCAAAGTTCTGGAAAACGGGAATGTCAAACTTTCAATCCCGATGTCGTTCCGGAACTGCTCCGGCCGGAAACGGATCGTTACTCCGGAAACGGAGCAGTCCCTGGCGGAGCCCTTGCTGATCAATCTTGCCCGTGCCTTCCGCTGGCAGACGCTGATCGACGAGGGGCATTTCTCCAACGTCAACGAACTGGCGAACGCTATCGGCAAGGACTCTGCCTACGTGGCGCGGGTGCTGCGTCTGACGCTGCTTGCGCCGGAGATAGTCCATACCATTCTGACCGGAAACCTGCCGGACAACTTCAGCGTGGACTGCCTGAAACAGGCGTTGCCGGTATTATGGTCGGAGCAGAAGAAACTACTCGGCATCGGGTGATTTCGAAGACTGGCGGTCGGGAGCAATCCCGACCGCCGTTTGCGTTTTAGAGAGGAGTTTCAAAAAATATCTGTTGCGACCTTCAGATCAATGAAAAATTTCGTTCAGCCATTTGACGACCTCATCCGGCGAGGCCTTCGATGCGGTGCCGCGGCCGAGGGCGCGTTCGATGACATTGCTGCCTT